CTGCACTGGCGGAGGAGGCGCAGGCGGAGGCGGTGGCGGTTCAGCTTTAGTTCCGGGGGGCGGATCAACCACAGCAGATTACCGAAGCGGTAATGGTGTTGTTATCTTTACATGGACGGTCCCCGGTGGTCAGTCCATCAATTTCTTATAATGAACGGCAATGAGCGAACGGAGATAATAGCCTTAACGAAGCAACTTGCGGAATTTCAAATTGCTGTCACCAAGGTACTTGTACCAAGGGAGGAAATAGATCGAAGAGAAACCAATTTACGTGATAGAATAGCATCAAGTGAAAACCGCTCGCAGCGATGGGCTGTGAGCTTGGGAGTCCTTAATTTAGGCGGCTGGGTAAGCCTTATCTGGATGTTTGCTTCAGGGTGATATACCGAGGAGGTACTATGAGTTGTCAATGCGGCTGTAAGACAGTCAATAAGAATAACATACTACTTAGGCGATGGTTTAAGGGAGCATTTGCTTCAGCGATTGTAGCAGCAATCCCGGCCATCCAGATTGCTTTACAGTCGGAAGATTTTAATAATCTCGTCGGGCCGAGCGTGTCGGCTCTCATCGTGGGGATTTTACTGGCAGCGGATAAGGCATTCCGCTGGAGAAAGTAAATGTCGTTCCGGGTAGCGGTCGTTTCGGACACGCATCTAGGATCGAAATTCCAGCAACTCAGCGCACTCCGTAAGTTCTTACGGTTTGCAAAACGCGAGGGTGCGGAGGAAGTATTACACGTAGGTGACCTTTTCGAAGGCCGTATGAGTCACAGAGGATCGGAATTTTTACGGTTTTTGGATTCTGCGGATGAAATGGTCGATTACGCCGTGGATAAATATCCCGACACTGGACTCAAGACTTCAATCATTACCGGCAATCACGACATCTCACTTATGAAAGAGAGTGGATACAATCCGGTTCGAGCCGTCAGTCAACGGCGTGATGACTTTAAGTTCATCGGCAATGACGAAGCGTTCATCTCCATACACGGAGTGAAGTTTCGGATGTACCATCCGGGTGGAAGTCCGGGCCTTGCGAAGAGCTACCGGGCACAGCAAGAGATCTGGAGGAACGAAGTTACTCCCGACATATTGCTTGTGGGACATTTCCACTTCTTCAACTCGGTGTATGAAAAGGGAGTCACGGGCATTAATGTTGCGTGCTTCCAGTCTCAGACACCCTATGAGAAGCAAAAAAATCTCCACCCAAATGTGGGAGGAGTATTATTGGATATTCATAACAATAAGAGCGTAGGCGTTACTTATGTCCCATACGATCCTGTGGAACAGGATTGGTAAAAAGATCCCCGCCTTCGGGCGGGGATTTTTTATAGGTCTTGCCAGACCGATGCTTGAGCTGTGTAGCTGCTAATTTTCATCACCACACGTGCCCCTCCCGGTTTGCCCATGCTTACCCCGGTATCTTTTAAGGTTGCCAAGAACTCTTCAGCCTGCTCTCGAGTGTCGAAGTTGATCGAGAGATCCATATCCCCCACCACAGTGGTTGCCGAGGCTGTTGGGGTATCAATGACTTCTGCGTCAATGATTTCTGTTACGACTCGAGCATCATCAAATGCAGGGTCGGGAATACGTGCTGCGCCCTCGACATCTGCTTCATACGGAAGACCGGGGGAAGACCTACGCTTCTTCGCTTGCGCTTCACGTAACCACTCACTGAGATAAATGGCACTCTCTGGTGTCCACTCGTCATCAAGTTCGAACTCTTTACCGGCTTCGAGCAAAAGATTTCGTGCGTTGTCTGGCGTAAAGCCATGCGCTAAAGCAATATCATGGAAGATAGTGAGTGAGTCCTGCGCTGCCGTCTCCATCACCTGTTGTTCAGACAGTTCTTTAACTTGCGATGCGAACTCCTCAGCGGTCACTTGAGTTGCACCAGTGCCACGCAATTGATCGACGAGATCAGATTCGTTAATCATTTCTCCTCCTGTAAGGCATCCTGTACGATCTTTATAGCGTCGTCAGGATTATCCACAACGTGAGCAATTCCAGCTCCGCTATCATTGAGTTCTTTCAACGTGTAGTCTTGGATTTTTGTAGTTCTTCCTTTTGGTGTTTTTACTTCAAATGCGAAAAAAAGTCCCCCACAGCCGCCCAAAATATCAGGTATTCCAGCGCGGGTGATAGCAGACCCGTGATACTTCACCCACCATCCACCCACCTCCGAGTGGAGGCGACGGATGATGGATTGCTGTATGCGAGTCTCTGGGTTAGACACCTAGATCAGCATGTTTGTCGAGTAATTCTTGCGTGGATGCCCACGGTCGATGATCGACAAACCGTTTAATCTTAGACTCAAGTTGTCCCTTAACTGTCTCACCTTGGCGGTTTTTCCAGTCTCGACCAACTTCTGCGGCTAGGACAGCCCCAACGTGCTTTCCATTTGCCGAAGACCACGGTACAGATACCTGTTGACCTTCAGGATACTCAACACCATTGAGAGCCTCAGCGAAACTGCGCTGGAACCAGTAGGATGCTTCCGAGTCTACAAAAGCAGATGTGAGCTGCGTTCCTACGTGTTCCTCGGCACCGACAGGACCATCGACAATCTCGAATGTTGCGATAACTCCCTTGTTGCCGGAGTTGAAAGTCCGCTCCTCCGAGTCGGTTAGTTCGAGCTTGTAGTTTCCGTCAGGCACCACAGGACGACCAAATCCTGCCGACCCGCGCTGGTTATCTTTGGATTGAAAACTACGATCACTTGCTGGCACGCTTGCCCTCCAATGCTTGGGAAATCTTTTCCCATGTGGGGTCATCCATCCTCGAGGGAAGGCGACCTGATCTATCTTTTGCGGTGATGACTGGCTTCTCTTGGAAATCCAATCGACGCACCCAACCTCCGCTTTCAGCCTTTACAAGCGTCAAGCGGCCTATAACAGACGTGATCCGGTTAATACCACGCCATACAGAGTTCACAAATTCTGGTCTGACCTCTGTAATCGTCTTCTGTGACCAGTTTTCTCCGACTCCTTGGAAATCGGTATGCTCATGTGCGGTAACAATGAGCGTCACATCACGCTTCTTAAGCTCTTGAAAGTGACGAACCACCATATCACGCACGACCTTGTAATGATTACCAAAATCTTCATGCGCCCCAAGTTTTGCAACAGCTTCTCCAGCTAGCATCTCCTGAAGCGTAGACCCGGTATCATACGCGATCACATCATATTTCTCAGCGTTACCGGCTTCCAACCACTCGACCATCCCATACCACTCTTCGAGTGTATTGAGACGGGCCGTGTCTACCGGCAACTGATCCAGCGTTTCGCCACCACCAAAGTCACAATCGAGTAACAGGACTTTCTTTCCTGCCGTGTGCGCTGTACCAATCAGGTGTGTTTTCCCAGCGCCCGGTTGTGAATAAACCACAAACAAGCGGTGATACGACTGACTGTCAGTTTTGGTAATGAGCGGCGCTGATCCTGTAGGTGCCGCAGGAGCCGTAGGAACGGCTGGCTTTGCGTCACTCTGGGGAACTGGCATCTGCCCTCCTTATATACTTGACGAGATCTGCCTGTATAGTAAATACAGACTCTCCCTCATTGAACACTTCTACAAATGTTGCGTCACCGTACTCGTTGACAACACAGCGTTGTCCTTCGATTTCAAACGGCTCGCTTTCATCTACACTGTAGATCTTATAAGTTTTTACTTCCTCCTCGTTAGGCTGACGCATGGTAACGATCCCAATAATCGCTCTTCTCAAAGCGCTGTAACTCTTCTTTAACCATATCCTCATCTCCCTGTAACTCTGCCCCACAAATGCCCTTGAACTGGCATGAGGGACACGTAAACGGCCCCACAGAGCGCGGGAACACGTTCGCTGTCGTTGCAGCGCTAATGAATGTATTCGTCGCTCGAACGTCGCGCAACGCAGAGTTAATAATATGCGGGGTCATTCGAATAACTCTACGACGAAAGAATGGACTAGGTTTCTTATTTAAGTCCATGATAGGCTTCTCATATTGTGAGAGTGAAATACCGGCGTAGTCCCATGAGGCTTTT